ATCTATACGATTCGTCGCTCCCATTAAAAAAATACCGTTGGTTGATTTGAACCCATCTAAATTGACCAAGAGTTCGTTCAACGTAGAGTCGTGGTCTTGCGAATCGCCACCGTTACGTTTCCGACCAATCGCATCTATTTCATCCATGAAAATGATACAGGGAACGTTTTCTTTAGCGAGGTCAAAGAGTTCGCGCACACGAGCTGCACCCACACCTACATACTTTTCTTGAAATTGAGCACCCGATACAGGTATGAAGCCAACGTTTAGCTCACCGCTGAATCCTTTGGCCAACAGAGTTTTACCATTTCCAGGCGGTCCTTCCAAAATGAGACCTTTGGGTGCCCTTACGTTATACTTGGCATACTTTTCGTAATGTAAGAGTACATCGGAACATTGCATTAATTCCTCCTTGATCAAATCATGTCCACCTACGTTTTTAAAGGTAAAGTCCTTTTGTTTCACGACTGCAAAGTTTTCACTTTTGGCGTTTTTCTCTGGAGGATCAAACGTTTGTCTCAAATGATAATCAATATCCGATTCATTATGAAAATTCATACCTGTCATCTCTTTCAAAACTTCTTGCTTTTGCCTTAACAACATACCCGTTCGCATACGTAGCCTTGCCAATTCAAAATCAATATCCTTCAAATTAAAGAGAAAGGGAAGAACGAAAAATTTCATACAGTTTAAGAATATTGTAAGTATGGCGTCATGACGTATAGGGGCAAGCCCCTATAACCCCATAATATAAAGGGTTGTAGGGGCTAGCCCCTACATAGGAGGTGTGGAACCTGGGTTCTGAGTTTTTTACCCCTACATAGTATGCGAGGAGGGGTTCTTACAAGGACACGTACTGATTCATTAGATGCCCATGTAAAACAACTTATACAAGAGAGTACGCTTGAACTATTTTCGCACGGTACAAAGGGTATTGTTTACAAAGTACATTACCATGGAGCCGATTCTGGATTTCTAGATGTGTTAACTGGAAGACCTGCCACTACATTTATAATGAAAATTATTCCAATAGACATGCTCATTCTTTTTAAAAGGGGTTATGTAGACAGATCAGATAATTTAAGATATGTAAAAGAAGAAGTCTATGCTCAAAGTAAAGTATACAAGGATTCATTAGATCATCATGGTTGTGCACCATGTCCAGCTGTACTACATGATTTTGTGTATACAGTAAAAGAATTAGAATTTATGAATGCTTCTTTTGCTTATGGGTTTGATACAGTAGTAGAAGTACCCACACAGGATCAAGACTTACGAGCTGGTGTCATTTTTATGGAATGTTTATCATCTTCCATGACATTAACAAAAATGAATCGTACACCGAATCTTTCACAAAGAAGAGATGCGATACGTTTACTTTTTATGGCATTAGAATGTGGTATTGATCATGGTGATCCTGTTACCGATAATTTTTTAGTAGATGATAAGGGTCAATTAACTTTGATAGATTTCGGTTCAGCTAAACAACTTACACCTGAAGAAACGAGTAGGTTAAAAAGAATGGACATGGTAGAATTACAACGAGAATTTACAAAACGATACAAGGTACATACATGGCTTCTAGAAGAACCATTTGAAATGGGTCCTTATCCTCCACGATTACCAGATAAAACAGTAGAACAGTGTAGGGAAGGATTATGCTATTTAGACATAGATGAAAGTCTATTAACAAATGAAGAAGCAAGATATCATGAACTATATGAAAGACAAGAAAGGATAAAAGAACAGCACAGACAAAGAGAGAGAGAGGAAAGAGAAAGAGAAAGAGAAAGAGAAAGAGTGAAAAGAGAAAGAGAGAGAGAGGAAAGAGAGGAAAAAGAGGAAAGAGAAAGAGAACAAAAAAAGAGACCAGCTATCCAACGTAAAATAGACGAATTACTACAAACATACTATACACCAAAAATACCGGTAGAAAATTTACCCCATGCTACTTTAGAAGAATTAAAAACAGAAATCATAAGGTTAAAAACGTATATTCCTGCTATGAACATGCTTCAACTATTTAATGAAGGGGATGAACGATCCATTTATATTTCTTATTTAACAAAAATCGCTGAACATAAACGTCAAAAAGCAGGTACACGAAAACGAAGAAAAAATAGAAAATTTTCAAGGCACAAATTGTAACAGTGTTTCCGCATTCACCGTTTCCTCTACCAATAACAAGTCCACCAACTTTTTCACTAATCCCCAATTGGCAGACAAGGTTTGTTTACACGTCTTGTACGCCTTTTCTACAATTTCTTGTACTTCTATATCAATCAATTCTTGTGTTCCTTCAGAAGGCATTTCCCATGCCGATGGACCTAGCTCTTCGGAAAATCCCCATTGAGTCACCATCGTTCTTGCCAAAGAAGCAACGGACTGTAAATCAGAGGAAGCGCCCGTTGTAGTATTTTCTACACCAAAGGCGAGTTCTTCGGCAACTCTTCCACCCAGTGCCACTTGAATACGCGATTCTAAGTACCGCTTGGTATACATCTCTTCCTCTGGTGGTACAAAGAGTGTGAACCCACCCGCGTTACTTCTCGGGATAATCGTTACCTTGGAAATTGTATCAAACCCTGGTGTCAATAATCCCATGATGGCATGTCCTGCTTCATGATAAGCCACCAACTCCTTTTTCTGTAGTGACATGGTCATTGGTTTTTCAATACCTACCGTAAGACGATCTAATGCATAGTCTACTTCTTGAATAGAAATATCCGTCTTATTCCTTCGTGCTGCCACAATCGCGGCTTCATTCAAAACATTGGCAAGAGATGCACCACTGAATCCAGTCGTACGAGAAGCAATCGCATTCAAATCTACCGTTGCATCCAGTGGTCTCGTCTTGGCATGTACCTTTAAAATGGCCTCCCTTCCAGCACGATCAGGCAAATCTACTGGAACACGACGATCAAAACGTCCAGGTCTCAAAATAGCCGCATCTAAGACATCGGCACGGTTCGTCGCTGCAATAACCACGACGCCACTGGAACCTTCAAACCCATCCATCTCCGTCAAAATTTGATTCAACGTTTGCTCCTGTTCATCGTTTCCACCACTACGAGGACCTCCCGATGTACCGCCTCGTTTTTTCGCAACGGCATCAATTTCATCAATGAAAACAATACAGGGTGCATTCTCTTTTGCCTTTTTGAACAAGTCTCGCACACGACTCGCGCCTACTCCTACAAACATTTCTACAAATTCAGACCCAGACGCGGACAAAAAAGGAACGCCAGCTTCACCCGCTACTGCTTTTGCCAACAACGTTTTTCCAGTACCAGGCGGTCCCTCCATCAAGACACCACGAGGTGCCTTTGCACCTACGGCTTCATACTTTTCAGGATTTTTCAAAAAATCAACCACTTCTTGTAACTCTAGCTTGGAGCCATCACATCCAGCAACGTCTGCAAAGGTAACACCCGTTTCTTTCATTTCTACCGTTGCTTTAGATTTTCCAATTTCAAGCGGGCTTTGACGTGAAGTCAAAAAAGAAAATAAAAGAAAAATAGGAAAGGCCGCGTTTGCAATCGTACCCAATACATCTGGTGGTTTTTGTTCTACTGCAAAGGGAACATTGTTCTCTAACAAAAGATTTACTACGGATGTATCTGGTAAAACTGAATTTTGTGTAGTACCATCTACCATACGAACAAAGATGTTATTTTCAGGTAAAATCTTTGCTTGTTCTACTTGATGGGTTTTAATTTCTTGTACGATAAAAGAATAAGGTACTACGTGATGAATCGTCCGGGTTCTCAACAAAATAGGAACCCATGGTACTCGCATAAAATCCATTCATGAATTGTATTTAAATCAATTTATGATATCAGTTTATGGAACCGCATGCATTACCACGCTCAGAAGTAAACACATTATTGAAAAATATTATTCAAACACGTACAGAAAGAAATAGATATGCTAAGGAAAGTAATGAATATGTAGCGTGCGATGCACAGTTAGATGCATTATTGGAAGATTTAGCTAGACGATTTTTAGAATCACCTACAAAAGGAATGATGCGAATGGAAGAACAACTCTTACCTCCCGAAGAAGAGGAGGATGAGTTCTATCCAATTAGCAGTCAGTTTGATCCAGTAGAAGAAGTTAGACGTGCAGTACCCGATTCTAAAAATGAAACACCTGCTTATCTTGAAACACCTCCAAGTGAAGATACCCCTGAACAAAAAAAAGAACGAGAACGTTTAACAAAACTATTTGAAACGTTATAATCTCTGCGTATTCTATGAAACCTACCCTTTACAATCGTTTTAAAAAGGCACCTTCCACCCTTTATAACTCTATTTCTTCCGTAAGTAAAATGGCCGTAAAACCATTTACAAGAGGTATGAAATCCATGAAAACAAAGAAGAATAAGAAGTCTAGGAAATAGGCGCCGCCGAATGCGTACTCTCTACATTATACTTGAATTGTAAATGTACCGGACTTTGTGTCTGCACAAATGGTACCATATTCTGCACGACATTTTCTTCCAACGTCTCCTTGAATTGATTCTGAGGAGTAAATTCACCATCCATCGGTAACTGTGGCTGTATGTACCGCATCTGATTACTCTGCATGGCCTGATACGCCGCCACTAATCCAATCACTCCTAACAGTGGTGATTGGGTAAACAAATAAAGAACCACAAACAACAACAAAATCGTCACCGGTATTTTCCCTAAGGATTGAATCACTGGGGGAACTTTCATATCCATCAAAATGACCGTGCATAACAAAATAAGGGTAATGCCATGTAAAAGGTTCATAGTGTAAGCTAGTATTTTTTTTAAAATTGATTCATTCTTCTTCTTTTTTACATAAAAATGTTTCTCGGACCCAAAGGCTACACTATTCCTAAAGAATTGTTGACTCCCACCCAACACCATGAATTACGCCGCAAACTTACCTTTAAAATTCGCCAAGAGTACGGCGATGATAAAGAATTCAAATCATGGCGTGAATCGCCTAATAAATTCTACGTACCGCGCTTCTACGGCGTTCCGGCATATGGCGACGTACCTTCACGCATTGCCGAAGGAAAAGACATCAAGCTTGACTTTCAAGGCTCCATTCGCCCTGAACAAGTAGGCGCCGTGGACGCATTCTTAGCCGCCAAATGTGGCCTCCTAGAGTTACCCTGCGGCTTCGGCAAAACCATCGTTGCTCTACACCTCATTCATCGTGTCGGTAAA